GCATGTTCAGTGGGCAGGAGGGGGGTAGAGAGGGGAGGGGGTTGGCCCACAACCTAGCCCCCCACAGCTCACTCACACGCCACATTGTGACCCATCAACCCACACAAGCCCCGACTATGAGAGCCAGAATTGAGCACCACAAACGCTGCACTGATACCCTTTTTCAATTTAATGCTTGCGTGACCGACACATGGCAGGCTATTATGTGTTTGTTCGAGTCAATCGGCCGCCTTTGTTTGCGTCGCTCGTTTTGGTCGGACAACCCAAGACACAGCACAGAACGAACCCAACAACCCAAACCCATTAGGAGCAGGCGGTAGCACCGCTAGACCACAAGCGGGACTGGTCACCCCACAGAACGACCCAGGATATGCGTGGTGTAGCAGACCCCGTGTGTGGTGTGGGTGAGGTCCGACGCAGTGAAAGGCTGTAGCCGGGCAAGTGAGACGGTCGAGGGTTTGGAGCCCGGACCGTCAACGCGTGGCACCGTGACGGGTGCTTAGGGATTCCGAGCAGCTGTTCGGAGTCTCACATTGGCGCACAACCAACGCAGCACAGGCCAACGGCTAGCTGCTGTGGGTCCGTTGTGCTCCGATGCGAGATAACCCCTGACCCAAGGAACAATATGACCACGAACGACACAACGAATCCAACGAATGACCGAGACACCGTCGTCGAGAACAAGTGCCGGTGCCTCATCTGGCACCCACTGACACCGGACGAGCGAGCGCTCGTCGCCGAGCGCCTCTCTTACGCTCGGAAGGTCGGGGACCGACACGCGACGATGGTCAACGCGGTGGCGCTCGCTGGCCCGTGTCCTCGCCACTAGACCGACAACCCAACAAGGAGGCACGACATGAGCACCCACTTGGTGACCTGCCCGTGGTGTCGAGCACGGCAGCGCGCACGGCTTGAGAAAGCGTTGACAGCGCTAGAGGGTGATGACCGAGAGTCTTGCTGGCGCTACCTGCCGGACGAGCACCGCAGCTCAGCACAAGCGCTCGCCGGAACGCTAGAACAGGCCTGGCGCGCACTTGTGGCCTACCTGGACTCTGGTGACGCAGAGCGCGACGGCGACGATGCCGCAATCTACGCAATGGGCGGCGTGGTCTACGGTCGGCACGGTGCCCGGCGCTACTCCCTGAGAGGCGACGGCACACTCTGCCTGATCAGGCGCTCGGCAACCACAGACAGCGACGAGTCGGCAGCTCTTTCTCATGGAATCAAGTCACAGTAACCGACAACCCAACAATCCAATGGAGATGAGACTATGCTATCACCACGCCAGGCAATCGAAACGAAGTACCTTGGACCGACCAACCACAAGGGTGCTCGCATCGTCGCTAGGTGCGATGCAAAGCGCACAATAACACCCTGGGACCATGCGCTAAACGCCGCAGACAACCACGCAGCGGCGGCCGTCGCACTTGGCGAGTCCCTTGGATGGGGCGCTCCCACTCACCTAGCGTCCACGCAAAATGGGTACGTGGCCGTCTATGCTGACGAGTGGTCATCCATCGACTAGCTCGGGCCCTAGGGTCAGCACTGGACCTCACCGTCGAGCGCTGGACCGAGAGTCCGAACCCAACAACCCACAGGAGCAACCCAATGACAATCGACATCCGAGCCCTAACCATCGTGCTGGTGACGTTCTACGTAGTCGCAATGGGCCAGGCCGTGCGAGCACAGCCCATCACCACCACCACAACTCAAGAGGTCACAAGATGAGCATGCAAAAATACAGCGAGTTTCGTCCAACCGGATTCGATGCGCGTGGCCTAGGGCTGCCTGACCGTCAAGATTGGCTTGTGTTTATTGGACAGAATCGGGACTCTGGCCCGCTTGAACGGTCCAACTTCACAGTCGCGAGCCAATCGCTTGAGGGCGTTGACCCTGACGGTGAAGACCATGAGGTCCATAGGTTCGGACACTGGGCATGTGGTTGGCTTGAAGTCATCCTGGTTAGGCCAGAGTCAGGGGCCGCAAGCGACGCGGAAGATATGGCCGCCGCCTTGTCGGACTACCCCGTGCTGGATGACGGGCACCACTCCGCGCTCGAATATGACGAGCACTCCGAGTGGGTTGAGTCAGAGTGTCACCGCGTGGCCACTAGTTGCCTAGCTCGCGACATTGCGGGGGGCGGCGAGACCTACCAGGAAATCAACGAAGCAACCTTTGACGCGGGCGAAGTGATGAGCGCGCTCCAATGGTATAGCGAGCATGACATGAGCCCATCCGACGAGGAGCTAATCGGCACGCTAAATGAGCTGGGAATGCTCACGAGTGACAACTAACTGGCAACCCAACAACCCAACACCTAACCGGGAGTCGCTACCCCATGAGACCGAACACAATCAAACTATATGATGGGCCATCCGAGCTAGACGGTGAGCGCATCATCGTCCTGCTGACAGGACTGCGCCAATCTAGTAAGAATACGAAGACGGGCGACATGCTCCAGACTTGGATTATGCGCTATGACGTACCACCGCACGTGGCACAAAAAACGGGCGCAGATGCTAGCGTCTGTGGCCGGTGTCCATTGCGCCCCTTGCTTCACAAGGCGCGGCCAGTCGAGGCTAAACCGTGCTACGTAAAGACGTTTCAAGCTCCGCGTGCGACGTGGAAGGCTAACCGCGACCTGCCAGTAACGCCCCCTGAAGCCGTGACCGCGCTTGTTGGCGGTCGTCGCGTCAGGCGTGGTTCATATGGTGACCCGGCCGCAGTGCCGGCGCGAGTGTGGAAGCCTGTCAAGCTATCAAAGGGCACTGGGTACTCTCATCAGTGGCGCGATGTCTTACTCCACCTGTCAGTCATGGCGAGCGTACATACTCAGGCCGAGCGCCTAGAAGCCAGGGGCCGAGGGTACCGAACCTTTCGCATCATATCGGACGTGGGCGAGCTAGAGCCAGGCGAAGTCCTGTGCCCAGCGTCGAAAGAGGCGGGAGCGCTCACAACGTGCGCCAAGTGCAACCTATGCAACGGTCGCAAGGGTGACGACGACAAGCGCCGAGACATCGCAATTGTGTCCCACTAGACCAGCAACCCAGCAACCCAAGGAGATGAGACCATGGAAGACTTCCAATACTTTGAGCAAATCATGAGCGAGGGCGCAGCCGACGTTGACTGTACCGCGTGCGACTACAGCGCCCGCATCGAGCCGGACGCGGACAGCCCGTGCCCCGAATGCGACACCGGCCGGCTGGTGTCACCGCTAATCTTGGCTGGCCTGATATAGACCAGCAACCCAAAGGAGATGAGACCATGACAACGACCGACCCAACCGAGACCATCCGACGTGCTGAGCAAGCACGCATCAACGCCGAGGCGGCCGAACGCGCCACACTCGAAGCCAAACATGGCCAAGTGTGGAGCACTGAGGAGATGACCCGCGACTTCATCGCTCACAGCTTTGGAGCCCCGTTCATTGTGGTGACACGCAAGGCCGATGGCCAACGCGGCAGCCTCTACTTTCAACACCGCCCCCGCTACTACTGGGGCTTTCAGGAGGGATGAGACCATGACAACGTATAGACTGTCGATTGAAGTCACTTGTGACCATGACCCGAGCCGGCTTCTCGACGCACTGCATCAGGCCATTCCCGACATCGTCGAATACATCGACGCGAACGCGGGCCCCATCGACGAGGACTACGTCGACATCGAGCAAAGCGCATGCGTCGAGAACGTGCGCAACCCAGGGGAGGGATGAGACGATGACAGACGAACAATTGAAAGCAGCCCTGAAAGTGGCCCTCGACGCGTGGGAAGAGGCGAAGAGGCAGGGCGAGGAGGACTGGGCATGACATACCCACGCGAACCACCAGAGCCACCACCGGAGCAGGAGTACGTGTTTGAGTGCCTGATGGAATGCACTGTGACGGTTAAGGTCGTCGGGCCCATAGGCCCAGACGAGGCCGAGGCCTTGATGCGAGACATGAAGGGCGCGACCGAGCGCACATGGCCCGGCGTGGTGACGTTCACCGTCGACGCGGGATACCAGTGTGATGCGCGGATAATCGATGTCGACGTGAGCGACGGGCCGACTCTGATTGAATCATTCTAAAAAGGGGAGACATGACTTACAACGGCAAACCACCCAGCGTGCGAGGCTCTGACACGAGCAGGGCAGCGGCTGAATCGATGACGACGAGCGCGCCAACGCTACGCACCAAGGTGCTCAAGCTCATCATAGACGCGGGGCCGCGAGGGCTCACCGACGACGAGATAGAGGCGGTCACCGGGATGCGTCACCAGACAGCCAGCGCTCGCCGATGGGAGCTTGTGCGGGCCGGCAAGGTGCGGGATAGCGGCAACAGACGTCGCACTCGCAGCGGTCGAGGTGCCACCGTTTGGGTCTACGTCGAGCCAGAGCCAACACAGCTGACGCTACTCGATGACTGGCCCGAATGGCCCGATGCAAAGTGGAGATGTGGCAGCGAGGAGTAGCACGGCTCCCTGTTGACTAACGAAACGAGCCGTGCTAACAACGATTTACCCAGTACCTACAACCAGGAGAGACCGATGCCCAGAAGACCTCACAACATATTGAGTGGAGCGCGAGGCCGCCAGATGGCCAATGCCCTGCGGGAAGATGGCCGACCATCCCATTTCTGCATCCGGCTTGGCTCATATGGTGCTGGAGACTTCACCATCAGGCGTTGCGCCAACAGAGAAGGGCTGTCGGGTGGCGTCGTTTTGCGCGTGAGGATAGGCCATTGCGGCGATGACCTTAGCCCGTGGGGAAAGTCGAGGTCACTGCGACCGGGATGGACCATGCCTCAGTTAGAGCGAGCGCTGTCTACGCTCTTCAACGACGCCATGTTTGAGGCGCATCGTAGGACACACGTTGAGCAACTCATGGCCCTTGCGAAGTGGGTGGTGCCAGACCATGCCTCTCACGATGAGGTGACCCTGTACTCAAACGAGGCAGATGTCCCTGAAGCATACGATGAGATGACCCTCGCGCACATTACTATATGGCGCACGTGGCTACAGGGTCGCCTCGATGCAGGGGTTGCCCAGGCCTCAACCAACACCTAACCCAGTACCTACAACCAGGAGAGACCGTGTTAACCAAGAGCTATTGGGATGATGACCGCTGCATCGAAGTGGGACTCACGTGGATTCAATTCAATATCGGCACCATCGTTAACGACGCGCCACTGCCCACGACCATCGAAGGGGTCGAGGCACAGCGAGCCAAAGAGCTAGACGGAGAGACGGACGAGTGGCACATCTGTGTCGTAACAGAGGTCGTCACCGCTGCGCTCAGATGGCTGCAAGCCACGTCAGAACAGCGCCTCGACGTGGTTCGGGCTCCACTCGCTGCGTGTGAGGAGTTCATGCTCGGCGAGGCCGAACTAGAGGCAGCATGCCGCGCTGTGGAGCGAAAGGGCATCAACTCATACGAACTGTCGCGCAGAATGAGCGATGCCCTCGATGAGGCCATGAGTAGCCTCGGCGTGGGGGAGAAGGCATGACCCACAACCCTCCCCACTCCGCCCTGGCAGCAGGGCGATGGTCCTTCGAGATGAAGTCAACACTCCCAGGCGGACGCCACGTATCACGCGCTGAGGCATGGAGCCGGTGTCGGAAGGCCGGGTTGCGAGTAGGAATACCAGAGCATTGGTGGTGTCGGTCTCGCAGCGCATCCGACCCAAGCTCATACAAGTGGATCACACGAAAGACCGACCACATACAGCCACCCACCATGACCACCCATGGGTGGCAAAGGAGAGACTCATGAGTAAGCGTAGAACCACGTGGGAAATCGTCGCCACTGCACAAGACCTGGCACACATGCTCACTGAGCTGGGTGACAGTGATGGAGAGATCACAGACGACGACTGGCAAGACTTCAGGGACGTCGTCGACAAGCTCGACAAAGAGATAGCCGACAAGGCGTGGGCCATCAGGTGCGTCATCGACGTCAAGACATCCGAGGCCACACGCCACAAGGCATTGAAGGCGCGAGTGGACAGAGCAATCAAGGCGTCAAAGCGCGACGTCGAGAGGCTCAAGGACCTGCTCAAGCACCTGCTCACGGCACACGCCGAGGCCACGGGTGAGAGCCGCATCAACACACCCGACGGCTCTTACGTACGCATCAACACGCGTGACAAGATGGAGGTGAAGGTGACCGACTGGAACGCGCTGCCTGACCGCTTCGTCATCGAGGCTGACCCCAGGCTCGACAAGGTCAGCGTCGTCAAGGCGCTCAAGGCAGGCGAGGACGTGCCAGGCATCGAGCGTACCGACACCAAGACCGTATTCGTTTCACTGGGCAAGGCCAAGGCCGAGGAGGGGGAGTGATGCATGTCTATAGTGTGAATGAGCTGTGGGATGGCAACAAGACAGAGCTGGTCACCTTCCACAGGACCAAGAGGGACGCCCTCCGCGCAGCGCGTTCAATCCTGCGCACCGACGCGGAAAAGTGGGAAGCGCATGCTCGCCGTATGTGCTCTGTGGAATGGATGGAACATCGTTGCGAGTTTCTGCCACCCAGCCTGCTCAGGGTGACGACCTGGCAGCACAAGCTCTATGGCAGGCGCAAAGACGACATCCTGCTGGTGCTGAACGGCAGAAACCATCGCACCCTCGTCATGGAGGCAAAGCCGGTGGCAGAGGCGAAGGCCTGGGAGAAGAGGAGGGCGTTCGTTGACAGGAAATGGCGGGTTGATGGCGTCTATCTATCTGGGTGCGACACTAGTCTGCCACCGGGGGGTGGGTGATGGCGGCAACTGAAGAGCCCTGGTGGGCCAACCTAACCGAAGAGGAGGAGCGACTGCTGATGCACCACTACGAAGAACAAGACGAATACATCCGAAGGATGGAGGAGGAGAACGATGAACAACCCAGGACCTGAGCTATTCAAGGCCATGCTGGCCTTCCAATCAACCAACCCAGGGGTGAAGAAGGGCGGTAAGAACCCTCACTTTGGCTCCAACTACATCACCCTCGAAGACCTGACAAGCGTGGTGCGTGGCGCTAATGAGTTCGGGCTGCTCGTCTACCACCACCAGGAGAAGGGTGAACACGGGCCGGTGTGTGTCACCGAGGTTGTCCATGCTGAGAGCGGTCAGTCTCTGAGCACCCGGGTAGAGTTGCTCTACGGCAAGAGCGATAGCCAGGGGATGGGCTCAGCGGTGACTTACGCTAGACGGTATGGCCTTGGACAGCTCTTCGCTCTCTGCGACACCAGGGACGACGACGGTGAGGCTGCGATGAAGAGCAGCGGATACCGGGATGGCAACGGTAGGCAGGATGAGCCCCCTCCCCCAACCCTCCCCCCTAAGGGGGAGAGGGAGGGGGAGCACCATCCGAGCTTCGAGCATGACCAGCCAAGGTTCTTTGCGATACTCAATAGCGAAGCCGTGGCCCTCGACTACGGCGAACTGAAGGACTGGTGTGCCCACAAGGGATGGCCCAGGCCTACGCAGCTAACCCAGGCTCGACGCGATGACTTCATAGAGAGGCTTCACCATGGGGGTGACCTGAGAGGACAATTCCTTGACTGGAAGGAGGAGAGACCATGACAAAGACGGCGAAGCGTGGGCCCGGTCGGCCCCCAAAGGACGCAGCCGATGGCAACATACGCATCCAGCTGCGTACCACGCCTGTCCTCAAGGACGGGTTGAACCGCTACCTGGAGGACGTTAACTCCAATAGCCTGGGCGCAACCACATCGCAGTCGAGCCTAATCAATGCACTGCTAAGACGACACCTCATAGAGATGGGGTTCTTAACACGAAGGGGAGATCTCAAATGAATCAAGTCTTCATCATGGGGCGTCTGGGTGCAGACCCGGAGCTAAGGAAGACCAAGTCGGGAAAGAAGGTCGTGACCATCAGCGTCGGCGAGTCGCGACGTAGGGAAGACAGGACTGACTGGCACCGGGTCGAGTTCTGGGAAGAGGCAGCGGAGAACATCTGCCGCTACTTCAAAAAAGGCAGCCTCATCCTCATCACGGGAGGGCGGCTGACCTATGACGAGTGGGAGAAGGACGGCCGAAAGCAAAAGACAGCCACCATCAAGTTCGCCAGGTGGTGGTTCTGCGAGAGGGATGAGGAGGCAGCGCGCCGGAAGCAGTCGCATGACAGGGACCCGCACAGGACCGGTCGCGTCGGCCCTGCGACTAATCCCTACCACGATGACGACGTTCCGTTTTAGTCTAACCTTCTGGGTCCGGCCTGGAGTCACCACAACAGCTACAGCGTCATCGACACCAGGTCGGACCCCACTTACCACAGAGAGGCAGCATGAGACACAGAATGGATAACGGTCACGGTATATGGTGGCTGTGTGTGCTTGCGGCCGTGCTTGGCACCCTGACAGCAATACTCATCACCGAGGCGCACGGTGCCTGGCATGACGACTACGTCCATGACCACTGCGTTCGGTGTCCCGAATGCTGCGTCAGCGATGACGACCATGACGAGCGCCGCATCCTTGAGAAGGCCATAGAGTGTGGCCTCGACCCTTACCTGGCCCTTCGGCTCTTGGAGGTAGAAGACCTTGCCCACCTGCCCAAGAGGCTCAGAGGCATGACCCTCGGCAAGGCATGCATCGAAAGCAAGGGCAACACAAGGGCAGTCGGCGATAACGGCAAGGCTGTTGGCATCTTCCAGCTCTGGCCCTGGGCCTTGGCCTTCATCAATGACAGGACCGACCCGATAGCCTCGGCGCATGTGCTCCTGGGCAGGCTGGTGACGACAGCCCGAACTGTCCATCGTCGATGCCCCACGGTGAGAGACAGGTGGGTGACTGCCTGGATACGCATCAACCGAGGCCCCTTCTGGCGGCGAGAGGATAGGCGAGGCGAGGTGAGGTGCAGTGGCTCCGCACCTGCCGGGCTGAAGAGGCTGCGGCGGTGGCGGAGCCAGGCACGAAGGCTAGCGCTCCGCTAGTCGGATGATCAGCTCGTCGACCTTGCGGTCAACACCCTGGACAGTCGAGGCGATGTCGGTGCGCAGCGCATCACGCTCGGCAGCGACCTTGTCCTCACTGTCACGGCACTCGACACGTAACTTCTCGAAGACGTCATCGTAGCGCCCCCGCATGATCTCAATGCGGCGCTCACCGTCTTCGCGGATAACCTTCAACTCCTCTTGGAAGCCACTGACCAGGTTATCAAGGCGCTTCTGCATGCCGAGGTGTTGCCAGATTAGAAACCCGGCAAAGATACCCAGCGCGCCGAAGTCCAACAGCTCCTTGAGTAAATCATCAGGCACGGCTCAGTCGACAAACTCAACATCCACGCCATCGCCAATCTCCATCGAGCCGCCCTCGATGTTGACGTGGTCGGTACGCATGGCGCCCAGGACCTCGGCGATGGAGCCAGTCGGGATGCTCTTGAGCTTCTTGGCTGCGCTCTTGAGCGAGTCCTCCCCCGTCAGGTCCCCGAGCATCTCAAGGAAGCCTGGGACGAGAGATACCCAGCCGAGTACGTCTCTGTCTGTATCACTCAGCGCCATCAGTCGACTCCGGCTTCGGGGCGGGTGCTGCTGGTGGAGTGGGCTCTGGCGTGGCGGCCACGGGCTCTGCCTTGGGGCACGCCTTCGCCAACACGGCCTTCGGCAGCTTGATGGGGGCGGGGTTGGCGATGCAGACGATGACGACCTCCGGGTCACCATCGCCGCTCACGGTGAGGCACGTGCCCTCTCCGTCCTTCTCTTCGATGACCCAGCCACCCTCTTTCAGGTGATAGGTGGAGCCACACCCAACGAACATCATAAGGATGAGCAAAACAAACAAAAGCTTCATACTTCCTCCGTGGGCCCGGTGACCCGAACAAATCCTACCAGACGGTCCCACGCCGCGTCACCCTCGGTGATGACCTCGGTGGCTACAGCGCCGCCACCAGACACAGGACTGTGGCCGTAGCCGCTGGAGTTGCCAGCCACACATGTGATGGTGCGTGCCTCGGCGTCTACAGCCGTCACGATACCGGTGTGGCCCTGCCTGGACTGCCCGGCCCTCACCTTGTCGGCCTCAGAGGCTGGCTTTGACAGCCTTGTGCGGACGAAGATAAGCCCACGCGACTCTCGGTATGTCCAGATGTCGTCGATGGCCACACGGCGCGATTCCGGGGCCTTCATCCAATGACTCACAGCACGCCCACTCATAATGTAGTCGATGTCAGCGCCTGTTCGGTCGACCTGGTGGCAGCATGAGCTTACGAAGTAAGCACACCATGGGGGCGTGTTGCTAGGGGTTCCGCCCCCATCGTGGATAAACCATGAGACATCTGGGCCAGCGTTAGAGCCTGCGCTCTCGGTGACGCCCTGCTCTAGCCATGACTCGGCCACGTTGGCGAGCATGGCGGGTGCCTGGGTGCGCTTCTTTAGTGCCTCGATGAGTCTTCGTAGTGCTGCTATCATCTGCGCTCCCTTCTTGGCCGCTTAGCCCGCTTGCGTCTCTTTGGTCGCTTGCCCTTGTTGAAGTCGGGATCGTAGACCTGGTCGGCCATGCCGATGGTGTCCGCCAGGATGGCGCCGACGTGATCAAGGACTGCGATGTCCTTCTCGTCAACGTCCCTGCTGGCGGCCTCGGCGATGCTTTGAATGGTGATGGGTGTGATCATCCCCGCTGCCGGGTAGACGTATCGGTCAAGAACGTAGGCCCACATGGCCTCGGAGGGGTCTCCAAGTTCGCGGCCGATGTAGTCCTCGTTCGAGGCCATGCTGTATATGGCCGAGGCTACTGGGTGGAGCTTGTTTCGGATGAGTCGGCCGAACTCGTCGGAGGGCTCTGGATCGTGACGGCGCCCGATATTAAACACGGCCAGCATGGCCCCAAGCACCATCCGGTTTGTCCCGGCTGTGCCGCCCGTTACGTCGATGTGGTGATCGCCGATGCGCACCTTTCCGAAGTCAGCGTGCGTGGGGTTGAGGTAGTTCTCAAGTGCCTGCCTCTTGCGCTCCCACCGCTGCTCTTCACTCAGCTCTTCATCTCCAATCTCACCCGCTGACAGTATGCCGAGGGCGCCCAACGTGAGCCATGTCCCGAGCACGCGCATGGCCTTCTTTCTGATGAGGTTAAGGGTGGGCTTTGAGACGTTCTTGAATGGCCCGGTGCCCCCGAAGAGGTGGACAAGATGGGAGGCTATCTCCCACCTGGAGGCGCTGTGCCTGGGCGCGAAAAGAGACCATTTGACGAGGGGGTTGAGGATGTTTACTAGGCGCTTTTTAACAGCCCCGTACTCTGGCGATGTGAGAAGCCACCTCCCACGCCCGGTCGATGCGTTGATGACAACGGCGAGGGCCTCTGCGTCTGCCTTTGGGATGACGGACATTATCTGCTCTGGCGTGGCATTCGGCCCAGCACCGCGCCCCTCGGCAACCTCAGTCACTAACGTATCGAACAGTTGCGTCCTCATGTCGTTCAACATGAGCCCAAAAGAGTTCTGAGATGGCGTTATGATGCCCTTGTCATACGCTCTTCCGGTGGCGCCGAGGACGCCAGACCTAAAGACATCCGATAGGTACATCTCCTCCCGCGCCTCGGCTGGGCCACCTACTACGTTTGTTTGCCCCTCGACCTCGGTTATCTCTAGTCCGGCCCAGTCGCGGACCTTCTGCATCGGGTCGTCGAGGATGCGGCGCTGCTCGTTATACGCATAGGCGCGATCGGCGTCTCCTCGCCTTGGCCTTACCCCCCACGCATGCCTGAGAGATCGGGCCGCTGCCCTTGGCATGAGGGCGCTGATGACGGCGCCCTGGCGCATAAGCGCGCTCACGTCGAGAGACGCAACGCTTGTCCTGGTGGCGTTCCAGAACTCCTTTAGCCCCCGGATCGCCCAGTGTTTGATGGCCTCTTCGGGGGCCTTTCGTTTGGTCGACCTCGCGTCCCTGTCTTTGCTCTCTGCTTTGACGCGCTCGCCCTGTGCGTCGGCGACCTCCGCCATCGCGGCCTTGACCTTCTTTTGTGCTTCTTTGAAGGCCTTGCGTGCTGCCTTCTCTCGCGCGCTGGGCTTGATGGGCGTGACGCGGATGGGCTTGCCCTCGGCCACGGCGATGAGGTCTTCGGCGGCCTGTTTGCGTGCCTTCTTGCGTGCCTCTTTCGGTTTGGTCTTCTTCGCCACCTTGGCGGTGGCCTCTTTGATGCCCTGTGCCCGCTTGAGGTCTTTGACTGCGGCGAGGAGTTTCTTGTTGGCGGCCTTGAGTTTCTTGTCGGCTTCGGCCTTTGCCTTTGCGGCCTCTGCGATGAGCTTGTCTGCGTCCGCGAACTCCTTGTCGATGAACTCAGCCTCTTTGGGGTCGAGCTTTGAGCCCTTCAGCCCACGGGCCTTGGCCCTTGCCTGGAAGAGGGTCATCTCGGAGTCAACGCCCCACTGCCTTGCCTTGAAGGCCTCGGACGTGCGCGTACCTGCCAGCGTGTTTGCCCGGGCTATCTTGTCTCCAGTCTCGCTGATCTCCCGCCGCTTCGCGTCGAGCTTGCTGATCTCAGCCTCGATGGCGTTACGCTCGACAGGGTTTGCTGCCTCCTTGGCGTCGAGTTCACCTATGCGGCGTGTTGTGTCGCTCCACGCCTTCTGGCTCTGCACCAGCCCCGAGAGGAGCGCGGTCTGCTCAATGCCGCTCACTTGGTATGGCTGCTCCAGCAGGTTGTTGACCAGTGTCGACATCCCCGCACTCATGTGGACGGTGCCTGCGTCATCGACGGTGGTTTCGAGCTTAGAGTCTCTCATGGCCTGAAGGGTCTCGGCGTACCCTGCCGCCTTACTCCGCATGATGTTTGAGATCTGCTCCGGCGTTCTCCCCATAGACTTGAGGTATTCGTAGACGTCAGCGTTCGCCGCCCTCATAACGTCCTGATCGCCGGAGGCCACACTCTCTACCGCAGCGTCCAGTACATCGACGACCGGCTTGGACAGGTCGGAAGCCGCCTCGACAGCGCCTAGCTCGCGGAGCTTGCGCTCGGCCTCTTTTAGCTTACGCCCCTTCTTGCGCGGAGTGCGGCGCTTCTTGCGCACAGGACGCTTAGGCGTCTCCGCTTGCACCTTACGCTCCTGCGCCCTGATGGCCTTGACCTGCTCTCTTAGGTCCTCGATGTCCTCGACGATGGTCGTCGTCTCTTTGACGATGTCGACAGCAGGCACCTCTGGCCCTGCCTCGATGGGCAGTGGAGGGGGCGCTAGTTGGTCGTAATAGCCGGTAACCTTGCCCTCATCCGTCTTTGCGACCTCGACAGCCTCGACTGTGGCCTCTTCGGGGGAGGGTTCGCCCGGCGCCAGGTCGGGCGTCTGCACCTCTTCAACCGTCTCGGTGACCACTTCGGCGGGTGGGGTGGCCCGGCGCTGATGCCAAAGTTCCTCTGCACGATTCGCACCGTGGCGGAGGCGCTCTGAGAACGGGTCGCCCTCCAGGCGGCCAAGCGCCATGTTCCGCATATTCCCCAACCAAGGCCCCGCCCCTGGGCGCTGTAGGATGGCCTCGATCGTGCGGATGTCCTCGGCTGGGTCTGGATCGCGCCCATCTAGGGCACGGCGGTACTCCTCCAGAGACGCTTCCGGGTCGAACGGTGGGCCAACTGGCTCAGCAGTCACCTCTTCGGCCGTCTCGGTGACCACATCGGCGGCGGGTAGTGTGGCCTCTGCGGGCAGGTCAAGGCCTGCGTTCAGGAGGCGCAAGCGGAGACGCCAAGCCGCCTCTGCGGGGGAGGGACCGGTCGGTGCCTGAACCTCTTCGACCGTCTCGGCGGGGGTGACGACATCCTCAGCAGTCACCTCTTCAACCGTCTCGGCGGCCACCTCCTCGATGGGTGGTGGGGCATCCTTGCGGGGATCGGCTCGCCGCCCCCTTGCCTTCTGAATGGCCGCTGCGGGGAGGCCGAGTGCTGGCCCCATCGCAGGGCCAAGGGTGGCTGCTGCCGCCATGCTCTCGATGAATTCTTCCCTCCCGCCGCCCGTCGCAGCCGTCTCTATGGCGGATTGCGCCACCTCCGTCGAGGTCTCGGCGGCAGCGGTCCTGAGCATGGTTTTGATTAGCGACTGCGTTGCTGCGGCGCTGAGGCCGAACGACTGTGCTGCGGCGTTGAGGCCAGAGATGGCGGCAGCAGCGGGGGCGGTTACTGCCAGGTCGGTCCATGTGACCTTCCCGTCACCCTCCCCCTCGGCGGCACTCCTCTCTGCACGCTGGCGTGCCATGTCGCCGATAAGCATCCCTGCGTATCTGACGGGGCCTGCGAGCTTGACCGCCATGTAGTGAGGCACCGACCCAGACAGCCCCTCTGCCATAAACTTGCCCAGGCGGGTCGGGTCGTCAACGACGTCACCCCACGCCTCTACAACGGATGGCTCAGACGGTTGGTAGAGATCGCCCTCCCACTCCTTCCAAGACTGTTCGAGCCACGCAGCAGGAGAGACCTCCACGTCCTTTGACGCAGCTGCCTCCTCTGCCGACATGCCAGGGGGGAGGGTTGTGGGGGTGGTGCCCTCCATCACGTCCCCCGCACCGTAGCCAGCCGCCTCGGCAAGCGCGATACCTGCACTAAGCGGGGCGCGCAGAAGGCTTGACTGTGTGGCGGCATACGCCCTTGGCACCTGCTCCCACCAGGGCCTCTTAGACCGAGGGTCCTTCATCTTGCGAAATTTCTCGACCAGTCCGGTGGGGTCTGGCACCCCTGGCTGTGTGGGCTCGACCACCTCCTCTTCAGCCACCACCTCTTCGGTGGCTGGGGCGGGTGCTGCCTTGCTCTCTACGAGTGCGAGGATGCGCTGGTGTTCTTCGGGGGTTGGGTGGCTACCCTCAATCCTTACCCTGCCAAGGCCCTTTACGGTCACAAACGGCACGGCTTACTCCGGCTGGCCTGGGGGAGGGGTGATTGTTCCAGAGGTGACATCGTAGGTGCCGAGATTCGCTTCCTCATCAACCGCCTTTTCCGATACGGCCTTGGCGAGCTTGTTGAGGCGCTTGACGTCCTCATCGTACACGTCGCCGTCTTCGGCCACTGCGCCCTGTAGCTCGCGGAGCGTGCCCATGAGCCCTGACCAGTTCCCGGTCTCTAGTTGGTTTTCGGCGAGCAGTTTCAGGTGAGCGGGACTATCTATGCCACCCACATCCCCCATGAGGTCAATGGCCCACTGGGCGTCACGGTCAATAACAGCACGCCGGGTGCGCTCGGCCTCGGTCAGCGGCTTGGGGCCCTTCGGGGCCTTGCTCGTGGGCATGCGCTGAGTTGCCCTGTGGATGATGTCCAGTGACCTCTTTGACGCGCCGGCCGCTTTTGCCTTCAGAATAATGCTGTCCCTTTCTGTCGCCTCATGGAATGGGCCTGCGCCTTTTCGCCACTGCTCGTCAGTAATGAGGTTCCTTCTTTTGTGGTAGTACATCCAAAAAGCGGCCTGATCGATGATCTTGCTAGCGCCAGGTGGCTGACGTTTTGCTGCGGCGGCTAGTTTTGCCGCAGCCTTGTCATTGGCCAGCCTGAGCTTGCGGGTGGCCTCGGCCATCTTCTGGAGCTTGGGATCGTGAAGCTCCTCTGCCCGCCTCTCACGCCCCCGGTAGCCCATTATCTTGGACTCCATGAGCATCAGCTCGGCCATACGCTTGGAGAGTGGGGTCTCCTTCTTCTTCACCTCTGGCCTATAGCCCTTGGCAACCCTCTCCTGCGCCTCTCGCTTGTGGGTGCCAAGCACCAGGTCTTTCCATCCGCTCGCAACAGCGGTATCGGCCACTGCCTGCATGATGCGCTGACGCTGCTTGTCGTCGGTGGCGCCGTGGAACATCACCCGGAGCTGGCCCTCGTCTTTGCCGAAGAGGTTGAGGCGGCGAGACTTACTGGCCTCGGCGTCTTCGATCGCCTTCCGCTCAGCAATGGCCACACGCAAGAGCGCTGTGCGGAGGTCGCCTCCTTGCTGGTCCATTAACTGCTTGGCTGCGGCTGCGACGCGGTTCTGGCGCTCAGGGGGAAGTCCGGTCAGGTATTGCTTGGCGGCCTGCTCCTCTTGCGCCCGTGGCGCGGGTTGCTGTGGTGGGGCGACCTGCTGTGGTGCGGCGGCCCGCTGTGTCGGAAAGGATTCCGCCTGGGCAGTAAGGTCCATATCGGGAGAGAGGCCAACATCGCGCCACGCTGCCTCCTCGGTGAAAGGGGGCTGAGGGATGTACGGTGGCTGGGATAGGGCCTGAACCGTGACCTCGTCTACGGCGCCGGTCACGGGCATCGCCATCTGCCCTTGGAACTGCGCCACTGCGGCCTGTGTCCTTGGGCCGAAGACGCCATCAACGCGCAACCCAGCGCCATGCGCATTGAGCAGGCGCTGTAGAGATGCGACGTGTCTGCCCGACTCTCCTCGATTGACGGTCGCCGGCTCTGCGACCATTGGCTCTAACTGGACCGGGTTGGCGGGGTCTCCAAGCGGTGGCCTGTTTGCGAGAGCCTGGCCTCGATCGCTCCAGTACGACTGCTGCCAGGGCGGCGTTGTCCGAAAGTCGCCGGGGGACGCGGCCACTGCCTGGCCCTCTCGCGACCACTTCTCCCTATACGCTTCAGTGCCTGGGGTGGCCACCTGGTCCCTGTAGAACTGCGCGCCGGCAAGGAGGCCGGACTCGTACTGCTCTTCTGGGCTCACGCGCCCAGCCATGGCACCCCTGCCGGCACCGAGCTGCTGTTGTGGCTCTGGGGGCGTGGGTGTGGGCGCGGAGTCGGCAGTGCTTCTAATGAATCCGCCTGCCCCTGCGGTCATGCCGCCGGTAGCGCCGAGCGCCTCCGCAGCGGCATCAGCGCGTGGGGCGTAGCCCTCGTCCTGAAGGGCGCGCTTACGGGCCTCGTCATCAGACATTCCGGCGTCTGTGTACTCCTTAATCTTGAGCCGGCGCGCTTCGGCGAGTCCCTGGGCCCTCTCTGCGTCTGGCCCGAGGCTGCCTTGGCTACCTTCTTTGTAGAGGCGGCTTCCGATCATGACGGCCTGGTCGATGGCGCCGACGAGGAAGTCCAGCTCCTCCTTGCCAAACTTCCCATCGGTCCTTGGTCGAAGCTGCACGCCCTCCCTAAAGAAGCGCTGCTGCCCAACCCGTGGCCTTGGTATAACGATTCGTCCCATTAGATGCTCGATCCGCCCATGTTGGTAAACATGTTCGACGGGGTGCTTCGAATGCGCGATGCCTCTTGGTAGAGCCACTCGCGCTGATACGGGTCGGTCTCGACCTCTGCCAACGCAATAATGTCACGTGCCATGGCTGACGTGTCGTCCGAGAAGAACCCGGAGTGCGATGACTTGATGGCATTGAGCTGATTCATTAGCTCAGCCCTGCGCTGACCGCTTCGCTCCGCACGCGCTGCGCCAAGCTCAGCCTGCCTCTGCGCAGCCTCCGACCTGGCGAGGCTCAATGCGGGCAGAGTCTCGGCCTCGAACTGCGCCCCAGCGAGGCCGCCACGGAGCGCTTGCTCACGCAGGAGCGCGGCACTCCCGCCCCCCATTGGTGCGCCAGACTGACCCATCGCGCCTGCCATTCCGCGCGCGATCTCACCCCTCATGGCACGCCTTGCTGCGTCTGGGGCCCTCATCAGGTCTGCCTGGTAGTCCTCAAGGGCTCTGCGCTGGGCCTCTTCCGCCCGCTGCTGCTCGCCATGGAGTGGGTTGAGGCGAGCTGACAGCTCTGGCGTCCCGCTGAATGTGTAGCCCTCACCAATCCCGAGTATCCCCTCAGGCTTTGAGCGCTCCCCCCATGCCGTTCGATCGCCGTAGTGATCAGTGGTTGTGTACTTGGCCATTGGTTACCTCGTCAGGTGTTTCTTACAGATAATGTACACGTAGCAGCCGCCATACCCTACAAGGATGCTGCTCATATCCCGAAGACCTGTTCCATATACAGGCGGGAGGGGCGCCAGGGATAGCTGCCCGGATGGAAGATCGGTACTATAGAGCGCCGCTCGGACCTCAAGCCACTTCTCCGCCCCCTCTGTGCTTGGGATGCCGCCGTCAACATTCGACCGATCCCTTGTGTTTGACCACCCTGGGCCCATGAATATGGGCTGCCCCTGCTGGGCCGGTGATTGCGTGTAACCCGCGCCGGTTGCAGGACCCACGAGCGGCACTGAGTGCATCTCCCAGTTCCAGTGATCGAGCCCATCCGATGGCGATGAGCCAATAAGCCCTAGAGGAGGGTCAGACACGGCCATCACCCTGTCGACGAGACTTGTGCCCTCCCCCCACCCAGTAAGCGCAGATGAGCCCAACGCGAATCCATTTGGGTCTTCAAGTTCGAGGCCAGCAACCTGCTGGTAGGCAAACGTGTCGGAGGAGGTGCCTGTGCCAATCCCCACACCAAACGACAGTCTAACATTCTCGGATGGGCACACGATAAAGGCGTGCTGAGACGGTGCCGGTGGCGATACGAGTGGCGCGGGGGCGCCGTTTAGAGGTGGAGTTGCTGAGTTTCCGCTCCCGCCCGGATACCCATCCTCAAATGCGTTAAGCGGCCTCCATGCGGTCCAGTTCCATGCCAAGAACACATGCTCAATCGTGTACGAGTGTCGGACAGGGATAATCCTCCTGTCGAACAGGGACATGAGGTTGTGCGTTCCTGCCTGCGTTGAGTCACTGCCGAGATACGGCCATGTGTTGCTGAATGTGTTGTGCGCACTAATCCCGCCGTGGGCCCCGTTTTGGAATAGCGGGAGGGTGATAACCTCATAGGCTGCTGCGTTTGCCAGCGACTCCGTTGGCGGGGTGTCGGCGTACTTGTTATAGCCGCCCTCAAACTTGGCCACGAACTCGTCGTCGATGTTGGTAATGTTGGCCTCGACCCCTGCTACCGAGTCGGCCTCGACCGGATCTCCTGGGTTAGGCGTTGTGATGGTGACCGTTGGCGCGGTCTTTGAGCCAAAGACGTTTGGGCCAGCGCCGCCTCGTTCCGGTATATTCTGCACATCAACCGGGCCGCTATCCCTGTCCATCAGCTCAGCCGTAAAGCGCATGCTGATCTCCACAGACGGGAGCACCAGGAAGCGTCCGCGTGGAATGAGGGGAACGCCGGATGGCTCCGTGTCATCAAGCTGCGGACAGCTTACTTCAAACACATACGTCTTATACGGATCGATGAGGAGGTCGATGCTATCCTGCAAGAATGGGTTGGCCCTAAGGTCTTTGCCCGCATACGCCGAGGAGGGGATAAGTGCTGACCACACCTCCCTGGCTGGCTTGTGTGGGTACTCATCTCCGAAGTACCACTGCCCCTTCTCTTTAATGCTAAGGCGAATATCCAGGCGCCACGAGTCTTCAAAGACAAGCTTACCTTGCTCTGTAGATAGCCCAAACCACCCCGAAAACACCCGCGTGGGCGTTGACGAGGTCATGTCAATGTCCTCTCCAGAGAACTGCCACAGATGGCTAGCAATGGCGGCGGGCTCGGCCCGTTGATCGAACGAGAAGCTCACAGACCGGAGATGCGTTTGTGGTTGTGCCGGCGTGTATCCTGGGGAGTAGCCGCTCGGCGTTAGGTCGGACGTGTTGAGCGCGAACGAGTCTTGTGGTGGTGGCAGCACGAACGGGACGGTGAAGGTGCCTGATGGCTTCACCTCGTGGCTGAGGTATGGGAGGGAGATGTTGACGTAGAAGGGGCCGAGTGGTGCATCTGTCTGGTCGCGCTCTACGTTGGACGTGCCTATTTCCAGCGCTGCCTGGTTGAGTGCATCGCTCACATGCTCAGGCACCAGCGTTGTGCCACGCGCGAGCTTCTTCCTTGTGATCTTACCCACGGGTGACCTCTTCGAGCATCGTGACGGTCATGTCCACCTTCTGCATGAGCCACGGAAGCTCCCCCCACGCTGACCCCGCAGGGTCGAATCGGGGTATGACCACGCTGATGCGCACCCTGGCGCCCTGATGGACGGGTATGTTCAGCTCCGACAGCCGCACATGGACGCCCTTTGCCGTGGTAGCGCCTACGAGGCCAATGGACCCAAACGGCCCAGCAGGCTCGTTGACCATCGGAACAAAGTCGTCATACGCTGGCACGCCTGCGCCAGACGGGGGGAGGGGCAGTGGGCTTATCTGGTCTCTCGACACGTTAAAGCCTCGTCGCAGCACCTCGACGTCGGACATGTTTCGGTCCTCTCTGTCGAACTCGCTGTCCACCGACGCGGATATAACGAGCGCAAGGTTTGCCGGCAGGTCTATGTCAAGGTCATCGAGCGCACCGTTGGTGTACACGGCGCCTGGTGGGCTGAGGCCGCCCGTCTGGTCCACGGTTAGCACAAGGTCGATCGCATCCAAGATGCTCGGAGGGGAGATGAACCAAGACCGAGTCCATGCAAACTGCGCACCGATGGGCTCAGTTGTGTTCTCCTGCTCTGGCTGGGCGGGGGGAACGCCCGGCGTAACAACCGTTCCGCCAAAGGGGTCGATACCGCCCACACGAACGCCCTTAAGCCTATACGGGTTAGAGAACACGACGTCGTCGCCAAGAGACGACCCAAGCGTCCCATCCGCCACTTCCTGGGCAAAGTTGCGCACACGCAGCCATGGCCACCGATGTGTTGGGGCGATCAGCCCTCCCATCAACTCATCCCCCTGGTTTGCCGGGAGTGGGGGAACTTCAGGGAGCCACGCAAACGGTGCGTCTGGGTCGAGGCCCGTCTCGCCTGCGGCGTCAATCGACTCAGGTGACTGCGGTGACCACCCGGCAACATAGGTGACGGGGACCCACCTCTTCCGCAGGTATCCGTATGAGATGTCATTGAAGTTATCGACCACGTCGCCGAGAGCCTTATCGATGCGATTGCCATCGATGGTGGTGCCGTCGGAGAAGTGCTCGTCTGTGACCTCTCTTGGGTTCTTGCGCCACGTCATGGTTGTATGACCCCCGACGTAGAGACGCCTGCGAACAGTGTCCCGGTGTAGTTAAACGACGCAACCACCCACACCGACGCTACGGGGCCGCTGTAAACAATGACCTGCGCTGGTGGCACCACGGTAGACCCTGGCCCTCTAAACACGCAGCCGGTGAAGATTGCGTAGGCATCCGCATCAACGTCAACGTACGAAGCGTTCGCGACGGTGCGAATAAATGTGCAGCCATTGAACAGGACCGACGCACCTGGCCCTACCTTCACCAGGAACGGGGTGGCCGTGTCGCCTTCATCGGTAAACTCGACCCCGGACACTGTGGTGCGGGCGCCGAAAGACGACATCCTGGTGAACCTGGCCCCTCCGGCAACCCCATTAATGCTTCCGTCTGGCTTCTCTAGGCGCGCTGCGCCATAGCTGCCCTCGCTCAGGTTCCACCGGTTCCCTGACTTGCGCTCCTCTTCGACAGCAGACCCTGCGAGCAGTAGTCCGAGCGATGCCGTCATCTGGTCAGACTGATCCGACTGAGCCTGATCGTTAGCCTCCTTGCGGCCCCTGGTGGGCCGAAGGATCTTCTCGTAAATCCCAGTCCTCCCCATCAGCGCCCCCTTCTTCGGCGAGACCCTCGCCTCGCCCGAAGGGTTGCCACTATGCCCTCGATCATCACCTTTTCGGCTCGATTCATCATATGGCCGAAGTGCATCACGCTTACGGACTGGCCCTTCATGCTTGTGCTAACGGATATAATGCTTGTGTCTTCGTCCCCGACGACGACGTTGCCGTCGGCGGCCCCAACACCCACCTGTCCCCACACGATGTCAGCGCCACCGGTCTGGAAGGTCTTATTAACGAGTGCGCCGTCCGACCTCTTCACGCGGGTGCGCAAGGTCTGGGTGTCGTTGATGCTCTCTATCGCTGGCGGGTCTCCAGTGTAATCAACAAACTGGTTAATCCACTCTTTCCGATCGCTTCCGAGCGCGGTGTTGAAGAGCCCGTAGGGCCACGTAAGCGCAACGGTGTCCAGACGGTCTGTGCCAGTCCCGTGGCTTAGGAGGTTGGTCCACGTTCCGCGAAGCTTAACGACGTCACCTTGCTCAAGGCCGATGTTGGTGGACTTGTAGGCCCAGTCAACGGGCTGGGCGACGCGGTCCTCCACGCGCTTAAATGCAGACCCCAGGGACCATCTATTGAACACGTAGAACCCAACATCCACATCAATTGGAGGAGCGGCGCCTGTGTCCTGTAGATTTGGGCCACTATAGCAATACCACGCCATCGTGCTCGTGTTCCTCTCAAACGGGAACGGGGCAATGATCCGGCCCATCGGTATGAAACAAATGGGATTGTGCCGATTGTGCTGGAGATTCAGGTAGGGCTTGTGTGTCCAAACGGGGCCGACGGCGCCACCATCGAACAGTATCTGCATATACGGGCCGGTCGCGCTCGGTATGGTCAATGCGGCGTCGTCGTACGTGGTCGCAGTTATAGCTGGAACCACAGCTGGCGGCCCTATGGGCAGTCGCTCTGGTGGCACATAGATGTCAACGCCACCGGCACCGTTTGAAACCGGGCGCCAATGCGTCGCATCAAATGAAACATGGGCCTCAATCCTATCCACCCCCTCTGGCGATGACGGGGAGAACGTATCATTCGGAAGCACAAGACTGACCGGGACCCAGAACATGTTGGCGTCTGTAGATGTGACGCCATTAAGAAACGTATAGCCCACTGGGATGGGTATTGGATCGTGAAAGTAGAGCCCGCCCGTGCCAAGGACCGGGCCAGACTCCTGCCTCTGCCATGAGCCGGTCACACGCCTATGGTCCTCCGAGCTAACGCTTCGGTCGATTGCACCACCTCGGCCGTACTGAAGGATGTAGAACGACCTAGAGGTAGTGTCCCGCTCAAGCGGGAAGAAGAACGGCGCGTAATCCCTAAACTGGATAGCGGTATCGTCAAGCGGCTGAACATCCGCACCGCCCAACAAGAACAGATCGTCCTGATGGGCAAGGAGCCACGGGGCCTCGATGTTAGACAGTATGCCCGAGTCTATGTCTGGGCCGTTGGCGATCGACTGAAACGACCACCATGCCCACTTGCCGTCCGTAAGGGCGAGCGCCCCATCGAGCGCAGGGATGGTTAAAAACGCAGTGCGTAGAGCTGGGACATACGTAGCCTTAACGCCATCTGAGCGCATGTCGAGCGAGATCTCGTACTGCTCCCCCGCGTTTGTTGCGCCACCGTCAGCATAAAACGACGTCAGAGGGTTGGGCATGCCCTCTCCGCCAAAGAAGGGCATCACGTCATTTGATAGCGGATTGATCGTGAGGCCACCTGTCGTTGCGTAGACGCCGCTATCGTCCACCCACACGAGTGCCTCACCCATGGACGTTATGGCGTTTGGGCCAACGCATCCGACGTGATCGCTAACCCTCGTCAACTTCCCGGCACTAACAATTGCGCCGACAGACGGCTGGTAGAGCCACGTCTCGTTTTGGGTAAATATTAAAACATTCGAGTTGTGCTCTGCGATGGCCACAACCCGCTCCTCGGACGGGACCTGGATAAAGTTGCTCGCCATGATCGAGCTTGGGAATCCAGGGTCGGAGAAGAACAGAGAGAAGTCGGATGCGTAGACCATCCTGTTCTGGACCACAGCGACATCTGTGACCTTGGGCATGTCAGACGCCCTGAGGTACACAAAGGCATCGGTGTTGATGCCTGGGCTCAGCACCACGGGCGTTATCATGCTCGACTCGCTGTAAGCCTGAGCAGCACCTCGCTCGTTGAGCATGTCGATTGACATCGGCCTCGACCCATTGAACGACGCCGGAAGGTACGCCCACAAGCCAACGACGCTGTTACCGAAGTAGAGGATATCTCTGTGCTCTTCGAAGAAGAAGAACTCGTCGGAGGCCTTTATCCACGCCGCGAAACTCTGGCCAGCGCAGGTCTGATACTGGCCAGCCGCGTCAGGCACCTCCTCCACGGACGGCGGGTGCGAGCTACCTCTGCCTGTCGCATCGCCCGTGCCAACATCCGTAAACGACGCTGTGGCAGTCGTCTGACTCGTGTGGATGTACAGTGGCACCTCGAAGCGCTCTTTGGTGGTGATGTCGTAAATGCTCACAAGGTAGACGGGGAAGACCGGAGCTGCCGCATCTTCGCCGGCCGCATCGTCAGCCTGAATCTCCGCCGTATTCACGTCCGCAATGAACACCGAGAGCATCTGAAGGTTGCCGAAGTTCGTCTTTATTAGGCTAGACCCGAGGTGCTTGCGGTAGCCCCACTCCGCCGTGGCGCCCTCGATCGGGTTGGCCATCGTGGTGTCGAACTGCGTTACCTGACCAAAGCCCTTTCGGACCTGCCAGGAGTTATTGAGATGCAGCATGTTGAGCGCGAACGACCCCTTTGATGGGGCGTTCGCCTGAATGCCGTCGCCCAGGGCGTTAACGTCAGCACCTCTAACAGCCACTCAGCACCTACAATGTCACAAGTTGAACGTACGAAGGTCCGGCGGATGTCCTCTCTCGTATGTACTGCTCTAGCTTTGGCAGCCTGAATTGAAGCTGCTGCAAGAGCTGCTCATTGTTGGCGACGTCCATGATCGCGTACTGCTTATAGGCAAGCAGCGCTATGACATCGTGAAAGCTCGTGAGGTCGTCCAGGAACGGGGTTGCCGGCCCTGGGCTGTTCGTCCATGTAATGTCTGGATCCCCGAGGTATAGCACCTGCCAATCGCCGGATAGCGGCGCAGAGAACATGAGCTGGTCTGCGCTCCAGAAACAACCCGATGGCGTCATCGCCAGCGCCTCTGGCGACTGAACGATGTTCAGCATAAACGTCTCTGGTGTGTCGCGAACAACGGCGACGAGTCTCAGCATGCGCCCAAAGGCAGCGGTCGGGGCAGGGCCAAGAAACACAGGGTCGAGACCGAAGGTTCGTCCGCTGAAGGTGACGGGCTCTGCGCCAAGGAACACGTACGGGTCAATGTCCGTGACGAACTCCCTAAACTCCCGGTATCCGGCGCTAAGGAACGTCTCTATGTTGGCGTCGCTTATGAACGTCTGGTCTGGCTCATCAATGTAGAGCCTGAACAGCTCACTGACCTGCAACGGCGTCATCCCATACCCCCGAAGACCGGACTAATCATGGCCTCCTGTCCAGCCGCCATAGCCGACTGGGCCGACTCCATGTTCGCCACCTGGCCGGCGCGGTCCATCGACTCCTGCGCCATCTGTCCCTGCGTCTGTGGGGACCCGACGGCGATCATGTTTCCAACCTGCTGGTTGAGATTGGACTGCGGCCCTGGCTGCCTTGGGAACACCTTACTCATGGCCTCGGCCTGCTGGAATTGCATGTCCGTGGCCATTGGGTGCTCAAGTGCAACCACAACGTCTCTAATGTAGACCTGCCTCTCCGGGTCGAGCGCATAGTATTCCGGCGTATGCACAAAACCCCTGAACACCTTGAGCATCGCGGAGACGTCGTCACTCGTAAAGATCTCAATCTCGTATCCGCGCTTTGCTGCCTCTAGGAGCTTGAGGCCATGCGCCATCGCCTCGACCTTGTCGGTGACAAATGCGTTTCCAGTCCTAAACGACAGCTCCTGCATGGCCGTTTCAGGATCGATCAGACCAGCGCCAAACAGGTCGAGGACATACTTATCCCTGTCCCGAGACTCGAACCTGAACGCCGAGCCGGCCTCGATGAACACCTCCGGCTCGTCAACGAGCTTCGTTGAATCGATCGCCTCAAACGCAACCTTGCCCATGTGGTCCAGCATCCTGACCATCTTTGGCTCTGTGTAGTAGCGCTTCATCAGTTCGAGAACCACCACTGACATGTCGCGGATTGCCCGCTCGATGTTCGTCTGCGTCTCTTGGAGCTGGGACGTGTCTTGGCTTGTGAGCACCTCCATGGCGCGGCCAGAGCTAACTCCCACAGCACGCTTGCCCATGGTGACCGAATGAATCCCGGCCACATCATGCATCTCTGCCTGTGTGCGAGTGATGCTGTCGAGCACGTAGCTAGGAAGCGGGACCGGTTGAATCTGCTGCGGTGCGCCACCGGCAGGGTTATAGAAGATCTTCTCCCCCGGCTTATTGGTCATCGACTGTGCGTTGATGCCAGAGGTCTTGGGTATGGCCCACTTCGGGTTGCCCATGAGCTTAACGTTATGAACGACCTGAGTGCGCTGCTCATTGTACAAGCGCTGTAGGTCGAGCAAAGGCTGCATCAGGCCAAGGCCCCACAGCCTCCCCGGTATCTCTGTGTACCGAATGAACTGGATCGGGAAGCTCCCAATCTTCCACTCACCGCGAAACAGATACGTTGACCCGGTAACGATCGCATGGCGGCCGTCGCGCCAATAGATCTCGTACACTTCGACCCGGTCGTCGGGGACGGTGTGCAGGTCGTAGGCAACGGGCTCTGTCGACCCGGAGGTTGTGCTGATGACATCGGCGTGGTCCGGGTATGCCTCCTTCAGGTCTTTCTCTACATGAAAGGACCTGATCGCAACCCACCTTGACTCGTCTGCGGACGTCACATCCTTTTCGAAGAAGAGGTCGTATGGGCTGATCGCCTCCGTGTGAACGCGATCGTCTGACCCGTCATAGAACGTATGAAGCGCCGTCGAGCCGGTCACCAAGAGCCATTGGATGGCAACATGCAGAACGTCTTCGATGTCAGAGTTGGACCAGTAGTACCTTAGAACAACCTCCGACGTCTTCGCCTTCACGATATCTGCGTTGCTTGGGCTCGCCGGCACAACAGCGACTGACGGATAGCTCAGCGTAAGCCGGGACAGGATGTTTCTGTAGACGTTCAGGAGCAGGTTGACAGTCTGGCGCTGTAGTCCGTCTTGGCGAGCGCCGGGTGGGACAAAGCCGCCCTTTGTGAGATCTAGCCACTGGCGACCCTCCAGGAACAAAGTACACAGGTCCCATATCCTGTTGAGGGACACCTTGTCGGTGCGCGAGTCCTCAATCTTAGACCCGATGTCGTCTGGGTATTCTTCTGCCATCAAGCCCACAGCCCCGCAAACATATCAGGGTCGAAGCTGGCAAGCTCAGGCCCCTCTGGAATGCCCGCCTCGGAGCCAAGAAGGCCGCCAGGAAGGCCTGGCGTCTGGGGCTGATCTATGGGTGTGGAGCCTCGGAACATCTTGTCCCCCAGGCTCTTGAGGCTTCCGCCCTCACCGCCAGGCATCATGCCCTCGGCCGTCTTCTTTGAGCCGCGCCCACTGGCCCCAAAGCCGTAAGCCTCTCCGGTGGTGAACTCGATGCCGGCAGGACCCTCGTAGAGCGCCGTCATTGGGTTTCCTGCCTGGGCTCGGCCTGCTCCTGTTCCCATCGATGCCTGACCCTGGCCCCCGAGTCCGGCGAAGCCACCGGCAGCGCCGAGCGCGAGGCCTGCGGCGTAGCGCGCTGATGCGTCTTGCTGCTGCGACAGTTCGCGCTGCTGCTGCGCTGCTGCCCGACGCCTCTCTTCACGCGCATACTCTTGCGTTCCTGGTGGGTAGGGGTTTGGGCCCTCCTCAAGATAAGTGCCACCCGCTGGCCTACTGAACTCACCCATGGCCTGCTGGCCACCGGCTTGCAGAGCGTAGCTACCCGCCCCTGTAGTCGCCCCCGTTGAAAGGGCCCCCGGTGCCAGTAGCGGTGCTAGGAAAACCATAGAGTTCCTCCATCATCTGAGACGGCATCTGATCTTGATTAGAAGGCTGAGAGAGGAGGTCTAGCTCTCGCTCTCTCAGCCTTCGCTGGGTAGACAAAAACCTAACCAGCTGGACCTCCACAGCGACCCCGCCAAGCAAAAGGAGGAGTTCGAGGGCGCCGTGGAGGTCACTCACCTGCTAGGTCCAGGCCCCAGCAAGTAGCCCGCAAAGGACAGCGTTGGCGTTGGGCCGGAAGCAGTAGTGGTCGTAGTACCACTTGTAGAATCCACCCCACGCATCATTGCCCGGAACGCGATCGAGAACGCTGCCGTCGAGGTCGGCGAATTTCCCCGAATCCAAGACAGCCATCTTCCAGGTCTTGGTGGTGAGGAACAGGGCAAGGCCCCGGCCAACGTGTCGGCTCGTCTTGATCTTAATGCCGCCATAGCTAAGCCCGAGGAAGCCGCCGTCGCCGGCCGTCGCCTTCTCGCCACTGCTATTGATGACGCCAGTCGCACTGAACGAGCCAGTAAGAAGGCCCATGTACTTAGAGCGCATGGACGGATGCACAAGGATGACATCCGGGTCTGCACCACTAAGATCGTTCAAGTCGTCCAGGACGTCCTGCATCCGGTTCAACGTAACGTCGACTGCCTGGCCATGGTTAATGCCACCGGCTACGCCAACATCGCCTGTGAACACGATGGACTGAAGCCGAGACGTCGGTGATGGGGCGACAGGCGGCACTGCGGCCGGGTTACCAAAGGGGTCGCCGTCGCGCGGGACCCCAAAGTGCCCCGTCGAGCCGAGGTTCGAGTACATCCCGGTTGCCTCGGACTGCACATCCACGTCCCCTGTCCAACCGGTTCCTAGTTCGATCTGGATACCGATCCCATAGCCGCCAGGAACTGCGTTGAAGGTGAATGGTGCGCCGCTATCCAGCTCAATCGTCCCGGCAACAGGGTCGATGGCGGTGATGGTGACGCCGCCTGGACTTATGACCGTGTAGCTGTTCGCATCCCCGGTAAGCGTCCCGTTCGACAGCTGCGTGCATTCAACGGGAACCGCACCGTGCGTTGCGAGCAGGCGGCCAATCTTCAGAAAATCGCCACGGAACTGTGTTGAAACAGCAGCGCCTGGGTTGGCGTAGTCCTTGTCGTTACAGAACCCGACAACGAGTCCACCAGAGACACACGCCTGGTCTGCACGGTTTCGAACATCGTCCTTGAGCTTATCCATCTCCATCTCAAGGGAGCCAACAAACGCCCCCGCGCCGCCCTTGGCGGCCGACGCGATGGCCTGACCGGTGATGGCGAACGAGCCATACAGGTAGCTGGCGGTCACGCTCAACTGCACAGTTCCCTGATCTCCAGCGGGGGGCAGGTTCCCAGGCGGGCCGGTAAACGACTCGACGCCATAGTTGACGCCATCGTTACGGCTAATGTGGACCGGGATCAGCGCCTGCCGACCAGACCACGAAACAGTGGCCTTCTCGAACATCTGCAAGCACATGATTTCATTATTCAATTGCTCCTGAAGAGGACCAATATAGTAGTCTTTTAGGATACCCTCAATGGTGTCTAATGTGGCGGGCATGCGCCCCTCCTATTCAGCCGAAGAGATTGATAGAGCCATCCCTAAGCGCCCTCATGAGCGCCGTAGATCCCTCTTTGATCGTCCCAATCTTCGTCTGCTGACCTGCCGATGCACGCGCCGCACCCGTACCGGTTCTGGCTGGCCGAGGCGGAACATCGGATGATGCCCCTGCTGCCTCGACCGCCTCTTGGACAGTTGAGCCAGGGTTCTCCTTGAGATGCCTGGCTATGGCCGCCTCTTCGATTCCGGTCTTCCACGTTACGTACTGCTCCGCGACGTCAAGCAAACTGACTGTTGGATCTCGCGAAACGGCATGTAGTAGAACCTGCTGAAGCTCCTTTTCTGGAATTGATGTGTACTTGCCCGTCATCTGTCGAACCTCTGACTCAAGACGCGATCGCTCACGCTCACGCTCAAGGTCGTAAATTCGCTTCTCAAGCGCGGCCCTTTCATTCACGGCACGCTTGTCTATCGACGGACCTTCATGGCCAGAGTCGCCCAATAGTCGGGCAAGCTCCGCATCAATCTCATCAGCTTCGCTCTTCGCAGGTTCAGCCGGCTTGGCGGGTTGCAGATTGCGAAGTGCGGCAACCTCGTTGCGCATCACCTCCATCTGCCTTTTGAAGGCGTCTAGTTGCGCCTTCGCTTCAACGCTCTCTTCTCGGAATCTATTCTTAGAGTCCAGAACGCTCTTAAACCGCTTATACGGTACGCGGTGGCCCGGTAGATCAGACTTCCCATCATCATCGCCGTCGGATGAATCGGAAACCTCCTGACCTTCGCCATTGCCGGTTTCAGCCTTGGCCGCCTCAACCTGCTGCGGTACCTCCGCAACATCTGTCTCAACAGCCTCGGCCTTCTCTTCGACCCTCTCAGGGGCCTCGGTTTCACCTTGTTTTACGTCCAGCGGTGGGTCAGACGGGGACACCTCTGCATCAGACAAGCCATCGCTGTCGATCTTTGAAATCAACTCTTGCGCCTTCTCTTCGCTCAGGATGCCCATTTATCCCTCTCCTTTAACGCCCTGGAATCTTGGCGGGGCTGCCTTTCGGCATAAACTGTGGGTGCGATAGCACATCAAGCGTGTCCGTGTCACTACGCCCCCACGTGTCGCGATAGAGCGTACCCGTTGCTTGCTCGAATGCCAAGAGATCGGTAATCGAGTCCGGCCGCTTGGACATCACATCGTCACGCACAACGTCGATCTGATCGATAGCAGCAAGAGCAAGAGCCCAGGCAAAGACCATGTCATCATGGCGCCCACGTTCCGCCTCCGGCTTGCCCTTGGCGTTATAAATGAAGGTATTGATCTCAGCCTTCATCCGGTCGTCGTTAATGGCCAGGCTCTTGTCAGATATGAATCGATGGAGGCGGCTAAGAAGGACCGGCCGCGTTGCCACGGTGGTGACAAACCCAAGCTCCTCACGCCACCTGTTGGCCATCTTGTCGAACTTGGTTCGGCGGTAGAGGTTTGCGTAGCTCTTTTCGATGAGGTACTCGATGATGCTTAACCCATAGGTGTTTGCCTCTGGGCACACAAGGGCGTCGAACCTCTTGGCCTCCTTGAGCACCCTGGCGCCAAACTCGCTTGGTGAGAGGCGTCCGTAGAATGTAGATACGCATACCGGCTTTAGCTTGTCCGTGATGTCGAGAACGCACCATGTCGAATAGTCGCCCGATGGAGACCCCGAGGCGGTGTCCACACCCATAGCATAGATGTGGTACTTCTGCGGCTCGGCATACTGCCTGTACCCAGCCACTGCGCGCACGTGCGGAAAGATGCAGTCGAAGAAGCGCTCACCGCTGGTGATAAACGCCAGCTCAGCAGTAACCGGATACTCCTGGTGGAACGTGTTCCAGTTGCGCCCGCACTTGGTGCTGAAGGTGTTGTACGCCCACCACAGTTGCTGCTTGGTGAGCCCATGCTCCTTTCTATACTCGCCCCACCGGGCGGGGATCTTCTTCCCCTTGAGCACCGATGGTGACTTCGGAAGGGCGTACTCCTCTGCCAGCGTCCACGGCATGAAGAGCTTGGTGTAGCCATTCTTGTCGTGCCACAGGTCATGCGCGTGGCCCATGCCGTTGGCGGTCGTCTCCATGACCACAATGGCGTCTGGTGTGGCCGTTTGAAAAGCGGACTGGATGGTCTTCTCAACATCGGAGTAGAACGCAAACTCTGAGCAGTGGAGGAAGTTGTAGGTGGTTCCACGTGCGCTCTGGCTGTTCGCGGTGAAGACCCGAATCATCCCGCCGTGAAAGAACATCATCTCCCTGACGTTGCTCTTCTCTGTGGGAAACCTTAGCCAGTCAGGCAGGTTGTCGTAAAACCGCTTATAGATCTCGAAGATCTGCTCAGCGCCCTCTCGGCTTTGGGCCATGACCCCGACCCGGAAATTAGGGCGGGTGAGTGCGTGCCAGAAGGCGAGGGCCGCAACACCCGTGGTCCCGCCAAGCTGACGTGCCTTGAGATCATAGACCCACGGATTGTTTTTTATGGCCTCGAACAGACGCTTTTGGGCGTCGTTCGGCCTAAACTCGACGAGACGCGCCTTCTTGTCGACTATCTTGAGATAACGACAGAAGTAGAGGAAGTCCTTGGCGCATCTGCGAAGGTTCCGGTCTTCCTTCTTAATTAATCCTGGTCTCGTCACCGTCGTTGCCGTGGTCGATGCCGCTTAGCGCAGCGATGATGCGCTGTGCGGACTCGTCGAGACCCTCTCTCTCCATAAGCGCTGTCCGGGCCTTGACCTGCTTGGTGTCAGCAACGGTCTTCTCGAACTGTGCCCGCTTGTGCTGATGGGAGAGCAGCTCGTCCTCCCTGGTGCGGTCACTCCAGTGGTAGCGCTTCTGCAAGATAAACATGGCTGCCTTCCAGTTATCCTTTGCAGCGGCGAGAACAACGTTCGCGTACGCACCCTCGGCTATGCCCTCGACAACGAGGACCTGCTCGTGGAACCAAGGGTACAGCGGGTGGTTAGCGTGCTCCGGTTTCCGGCCCCTAATCAACCACTGGCGCAGAGTGGAGTGGTTAACGCCCGCCTGCCCTGCTGCCGTCTGGCGGCTATGGCCCATGCGGAGCACGTCGAGCACTGTGCGCATACGCTCGTACATGGCCTTCTGAATGGTTGTGAGTAGCGCCGGCTCTGGGTCGCCGAGAGGGAGAACCTCGCCTGTCGGATGGTCATCCATTGAGAAACCTCTTCTTCCAATAATGTCTCTTCTGGCGTCCGGTGTTCTCATGCATGCACATGTGGACACACTCCAGAAACGTAACCGCGTCACGAGCAAATCGTGCCATGGCATGCGCAGACGAGTCCAAGGTTAGGTCGTTGTCACCAAGCCTTCTCAGGAACTCCTGGAAGATGGCGACAGCGGCCCGGTGCTTCGGCCTCATGCCGCTGCGGTCCTGAGACGACAGCAGAGACACCGTGTTGCCCATCTCAAGCGTGATGGCCTTCATGTTCGCAACAACACAGTCCGAGAACGTCCCAGCGCTTAGGTTCTCGTATATGTCGTCCATGGCGTTTTTAACCTCGGCTATGCCCTCGGCGAGTATCCCCTCCACAACCTCATGGGGGATGGAAGACTCATCGCCGAGGTCGAACGAGGCTGGCCCGACCTGATCAGCGCTCACATGAACCTCTTCAGCTTTGGAACGAACCAGGGAACGCCAAGCCTAGATGCGTCCTCGTGCGCCATTCTTAGCGCCGCCATGACAATGTCCCTCGGCTTTGACGAGGTGGCGTCGGCAGCCTGCCTCACGAAGGCGATCTCTTTTTCGGTCAAATCTCCGACCCTGATGGTGGCGAAGGATGACCGATGATGGGACTTCTCCATCAGTCAGACTTTGGCTTGAGCCACCCATGCGACTTGTCAGCCATATACGCCACGGAGGTGGCCCGTCCTCGATCATCGAGCGTGGCAATAATCCACCCACCAGAGGTCCGGCACCTAACCACACCCTTAACTTCGCCTGGAACGATCTCCCAATTCATCTCAAACCCATCCCCACGCTCGCACACATGCCCATCCTATGAGCAGGGCGGCGCGTTTATCGTCATTGGTACACCTGTTGGCCAGAGGGACTCGCGGTCTCGATCCTGGCCTGCCGAGAAGTTCGCACAATTGTCGGCCCGCGTCCACTGCCGCGCGCCTTGGCCTGCTCGGCATTTGGAGAACCATGCGCCACTGATCAGGGCTCACTCCAACAAACGGGACGCCCTCGTAGTGCGCGCTCATCTGAAACCTCTCCCTTACCCTCTCAAGGGCAAGGGCCGCTGCCGGGTTGGGACCAACAAACCCACCCTCTTCGACCACCAGCAAGTCAAGACCGAACACGGACCTGGCAACCTCGGCCCTGTCAGAATGATCAATCTCCACAATCTCAGACGCAACGGGCCCAGACCATCTCACCGCGACCGTGGGCTTCTTCCCTCCCGCAGGATCAACACTGTACCACCGAGACGGCAGTGGCGGCGCGGGTGGGAATGTTGCCTTGCTTCTCCGCCTCGCCACCTACACGAAGATCAGCGCGCCAGCGTCGCCGCCCGGAGAGTTTAGCATCCAGTATATGGGCGCATTCGGGTGCGTGGGGTCGAGGTTATAGATGGGAAGGTATAGGCTCTGCCCGGCGGAGATGGCGATTCCACCAACACCGCCCGTGTTTGCGATGACCATATCCTCTGTGGTGCTAAGAAGAACCGCCTTGATTGGCGTCTCCGTAATGTCAACGCTAAACGTCACCATCGCATCTGTCGCCATCGCAACAATCAGGTTGCCGGGCGCACCAACGGCCGCGTTGGGTAGGTTCAGGATGAGTGAGCTGGTCGTCACAACTGGGAGGTTGGCGAGCTGCCTATTCTGCAATGTTGTCATCGGTTAACCCTATGGAAGACGTGTTGTTAACCCGAGGCTACAGTGCGACCTCGGCCCGCCGGATGACGGTGGTGGTGGTGGCGGTGGGCTAGAGGCGGCGAAATGGAAGTCGTATGCACCGCCCTGGTCGGTGTTGCCGGGGTCTCCGGGCCACTGGATGGTCGGGGGGTTGTTCGTCAGCGCCGTCCACCCGATGATCGTGTTGTCGCCGCCCTTGGCGTAGCCGGTGCCCAGGAAGTCGCGCACGTTGCTAGGCACTCCCCCAATCGTCGAAACCCGAGCCCCGCACGAGGCGCTATAGTTCGCTCGAATCGGTGAGCCCGCTGTGACGATAGGGGCGTACCTGTACTCGATGTCATTGCTCGTTTCGCGGAGAACGACCTGCCACGTCAACCTGTCGTAATTGGTGGCCGTCTGCACGTACCAGGCCTGACATGACCACTCGAATATAAACGCGCGGTTGGGCGCTATGCCCTGCGTCTCGTAGCGACCGTATCCGCCGGCCATCGCCGTCTTGAGATCGTCCCACCAGCCAATACACATGGTGTGCGGGTTTGCCGAGCCATTGGCACCTCGGTACGGCTGGGCGTTATCGTACCCTCCGCCGAGGGTTGAGGTCGACCCGAACAGCATCCAGCCGTTCGTGTTCGCCATTACGTCCGTATACACGGTCCCAAAGGCATCGAACGAAAAGCCGATCGCCAACGGCGCGCTCGTGCCGTCGTCGATTCCAGCCCCCCAGACGACGGTTGGGCCGTGAAGCGGAAGCAGTCCGCCTGTGTACCCACCGACCCCGTGCATCTTGACCGTGAGCGTATAGTCGTCAATCACCGGCATCCGGTATACTCTCCAAATACGCCCTGATCACAACAGGGTCACGGTCGTTGTCTGGGTCTTCGGGCTCGTCGGAGCCCTGCACATTCTCCCGGTCGGAGGCAGCGTAATCGATCCAGTGGTCTCTCTCAAGGCTTGTTGCCTCTCCAGCGTCCACCATCAGCGCTGATTCAATCTTGATGGCCTCATAACTCAGCATCGTTACCCCTGCGCCTTGAGCGCAGTAGTATCATGCACAGGCTTGGCTTGGAAGAAAAGGGAGGGCATCAGCTGGTCCGCGTCCTTAGAAAGGCCCTCTGCTTACAAAACGCATCCTGGGGCCATCCCAGGCGACGTCATTGGGTCCAAGGTCTCGGCGAGGGCCATGCCGGAACTTGTCTATGCCTATCTCTGCGGCGTCTGCGTCAGCCGTATCATCAACATTTCGAATCAGCCACGGCACCAGGCCCACGTCAGCGTCGTCATCGATGGCACCGCTGCCTTTTGAGTCCCTGATTGACGGCCTCGTCTTGGTCCGCTTGGCCGCCATGGTGGGCTGACTGATGCCAACAACCACGCAGTCAAGCTCCATGGCCATCTCTTTGAGGCCACGGCTGACCTTTTCTAGCTCCTCGGTGCGGTTAGACGCCCTTCCCTGCCCCCTCATGAGCTGGATGTAGTCCACGACAACGATCCCAAGGTCGCCAGCCTCGGCCTTATAGGAGCGCGCAGCGGACAGGACGGACTCGATGGTCCCGCACTCATGACCGACAACTCTGATCGATGCAGAGCTGACCCTGTCAGCTCCATAGCTGAGGTGGCTAAGCTGGTCGGGACTGAGCCTTCCGCTATCGTGATCCGTAACGGGAACGCCAGACTCGGCAGCGATCAGACGACCGAACAGTTGCTCGGCCGGCATCTCTAATGACACGATGAGCGCCGGTCGTCCGCTTCGGGCTACCGACCAGGCGAATCCGTTGACAGCCAGGGCCGTTTTGCCGTGGCCATTAAGGCTCATAACAAGAACAAGCCACCCAGCCCTAAACCCGCCGCCAAGGACCCTGTCGAGGGGCCCGAGGCCCGTGCTTATCCTGGGTGAGGGTTGATCGCCCTCCTGCAAGGCAGCTACCATGGCCATGTAAGAGGCGACAGCGTTTGGCGCGTCCGTACCCTCCGCAACCCCTCCAGCTGACCTCAGCTTCCCCACAACTTGCTCGGCGTGGTCAAGCGCCTCCTTGGCACTCAGCTCGCCGTCCACCGCAATAGCTGCAATCTCTGCGGACGCGCCAAACATGCGCCGTCGAGCGCTCAGCTCAAGCAGCCTGTTGACGTAGTCCTCGATGTGTCGGTTGGATCCAGCCCTGCTAAGAAGCGACGACAGGGTCGGGTAGCCACCAGACGTGCCCCACAGATCGAGGTCTAAGAGCGCCTCCTTCAGCATGACCTCGTCGACCATGCCGCCAGACTTATGCAGGTGCGCCATGCCCTGAAACACGGCCTCGAACCTGGAAGTGTTGAAGTCCTTGTGGGTTAGCGAGCTGTAAACGAAGCCCATAAGGTCAGGGTCAACCATGACGGCCCCAAGAACCTCGGCCTCGACGTCAGCGCTAGCGGGTAATAATATCCTATCCATTGCACCATCCACGGTAAAGGCCTCCGCAGACGCCATGAGATGGTGCAAATCATGGCGCCCACGGGGCACAACCCAATACCCATTAGGAGCTACCTAACAAGCGAGCGACATAATCGCACAGATCACTCGCCACTGCAAGCATGAAAAAAACCCCGGGTGCCACGTCCAACAGGCCACCCAGGGGTTCAAGGAGAATCCCAAGAAGCGTAGCCATCAGCTGGCCCGGTTGTAAAGCCTTGGCTCTAAATTGGACCGGGATGACAACTGACGGCACCTGACGACAACTAACAACACTTCGGCTTGAGTGGTGGAGACCTCGACTCAAGCTGGCTTCACCAGCAAGCAGTCGACGCTTTACTCAGCTCTCGAAGTTGCTCGGTGGAGTGGTGGGTGACCATGTCTCCACCACTCAAGCTTAAGCCTCGTGATCAGACGCCATGGCATAAGGCAGCGGCTGGGTACGGCTTGGGTACGTGGCGTACCCAGTCGGGGCATGAGAAAACCTACACACACTAATACCCCTTTCACATCAACGAGTTAGGCATAACCCCACCCAGGTTAACGGCTAACCCACCCTAGGTTATTTCCACACAAGGGGTTGACACAAAGGGGTAAGGTTAAATCCCCATTAATTCTGGGCGCCTAGCCAAAGGGTGCACCCTCTTTGGTTAAGGGGTACACCCCTTAGGGCAGTGACAACTCTTGGGGTACATTTTGACAACTCCGGGGGTACAAATGGCCCGTAAGGCTCCCCTTGAACCTTCACTACGCCTCGGCACGAATCCCATCTTCGTCCCATCTTCGTCCCATGTTCCGTCCGGTTCAGCCCAAGCTGGATCTAAACGGGATCCCGTTTAGAACGCCGCACTGCTCGCCATCCCGACGCATTGGCGTCCCATTTAGCGTCCCGTTTAGAACGTTTAGCGTCCCGTTTAGAAGGGTGCCCAGTCGAGGCCAGGGGAT